CAAACAAATAAACAACATATTTCAAAAGTTCATGGTGGTAGTGGTTATTTTGGTGGTTATCTTTCAGAATTTGTTTTTATAGATGGATTACAATTAGCAGCAGATCAATTCGGAGAATTTGATGAAGATAGTGGAATATGGAAACCAATAAATGTATCTGGTTTAACCTTTGGTAATGAAGGTTTTTATTTAAATTTTCAAACTGCAGCAGAACTAGGTGATGATGTAAGTGGAAACACAAATGATTTTTCAGAAAGTAACCTTACAGCATTAGATCAATCTACGGATACTTGCACAAATAATTTTGCAACAATGCTACCACTAACAAAATCAACAGACGCAACACTTTCAGAAGGAAACTTAAATGTCACATATGGTACAGCTAGTACTAGAAGAGCGATATTTGGTTCTATTGTTGTTACTGCTGGAAAATGGTTTTGTGAAACAAAGGTTATAGCAACATCACAGACAAGTGTTGAAATGAATTTAGGAATTTCAAATACTTATAATCCAGAAGCAATAGGAAACGCTTTAATTTCAGCAAATGGTTTTACTGTTTCTTTATTTCCATCTAATGGTTCACTTTATATAGGTAGTACTAGAGATGAACAAGGTTTAGGTAATTTAGCAGTTAATGATATTATAGGAATGGCAATCAATATTGACGATGGCACACTTCAATTTTATAAAAATGGTAGTGCTTTAGGAAGTGCAAATGATATAACTACTGGCGATAGTGATGATGGAGAATTATATCCAGGATTTACTATTGCAAATTCTTGTAGTTCAGGTGGACAAACTTTTACTGCTTCTCACAATTTTGGTTCTCCAGCTTATAGTGAAAGTGGTGGAAATTCAGATGCTAGTGGCTTTGGTAATTTTTCTATGAGTGTGCCATCTGGATTTTTTTCAATATGTACCAAAAACCTAGCGGAGTATGGATAATGGCTTATACAACAATAGACGATCCAACAGCATTTTTTCAATGCACTTTATATACTGGAAATAATGGTACACAAACTATTACTCATGGAGGAAACTCTGATCTTCAAGCAGATATGATATGGGGTAAAGCTAGGAATGATACCGCAGCACATTTTCTTATAGATAGTGTAAGAGGTGTAAGTAAAAGATTTAAAGTAAATAATGGAGATGCCGAAGCTACAGTTAGCACAGGTATTACTGCAATAGGTTCTGATAGTTTTGCTTTAGGTAATGATGGAGATTTTAATGATAGTAGTGTTAACTATACTTCTTGGAATTGGAAAAAACAAGCTGGAGTATTTGATATTCAAATCTACACAGGAAATGGTAGCAACAGAACTATCTCACATAATTTAGGTACTGTACCTAAAATGATGATTATAAAAAAAAGAAATACTTCTGCACCTTGGTCTGTCGGTCATGCTTCACTTGGTGCAAACCAAGTATTAGAATTAGATGCACAAGACGCAGTAGCAACTGATAATAGTTATTGGAATAACACTAGACCAACAAGTTCAGTTTTTTCTTTAGGTACAGATGGAAACCAAAATACAAATACTCATACTTATGTAATTTATTTATTTGGCGAAAAACAAGGAATGAGTAAGATGGGAAATTATGAAGGAAATGGAAATGCTGATGGTACGTTTGTCTATCTAGGCTTTAAACCAGCTTGGCTTATAGTAAAACCAATGGATGCTGCAGATAACTGGGTTAATTTTGATAATAAAAGACTTGGCTTTAATAGTGGAACTTCTCCATTTTCATTACATGCAAATCAATCTTTTGTTGAAACAACTGATACTAAAGAATTAGATTTTTTATCAAATGGTTTTAAAATTCGTAATTCTGGTAATACTATAAATAGAACAAGTACATTTATATACATGGCTTTCGCTGAATCACCATTCGTAACATCAACAGGAGTGCCAACAACGGCAGAATAATTATGTTACAAAAAGTAAATTTTCAACCAGGATTTAACAAACAAGTTACAGCAACCGGTGGCGAAGGCCAATGGGTTGATGGTGACAATGTTAGATTTAGATATGGTACACCAGAAAAAATAGGGGGTTGGGCTCAACTAGGATCAGTTGATATTACAGGACGTAACACTGCACTGCATCATTTTGTAAATGCTAGTGGTATTAAGTTTTCAGCTCTTGGTACAAATAGAATATTGTATGCATACTCTGGTGGTATTTTTTACGACATACACCCTATTAAATCTACAACAACTTTAACAAGTGCTTTTAGTACAACTAACGGATCAGCAACTGTAACATTAACTTTTGCTTCAGCACACAATGCAAACAAAGGTGATATTATTTTATTAGATAATTTTACAAGTATTACTAACTCTGGTTTTTTATCAGGGGATTTTGATGACAATAAATTTCAAGTAACAAGTATACCAACAACAACTACATTAACAGTTACAATGGCTTCTAACGAATCAGGATCAGGTGCATCAACATCAGGTGGTATTAGAGTAAAACTTTATTATTCAGTGGGTCCAGCAGTAGAAGTTGCAACAACAGGATGGGGTCTTGGATCATGGGGTGGTGTACAACAAGGACAGTTTACATCTACACTTTCATCAGGAATTAATGCAAGTGTGACTTCATTGACTATGGCAAGTTCAACATCATTTCCATCATCTGGTACAGTGCAGATTGGTTCTGAACTAATTACTTACACTGGAAATAGTGGTGGTACATTATCTGGATTAACAAGAGGAGCAAACGGGACAACTGCAGCAATACACTCAAGTGGTGCAACAGTAACAGATGCATCAAATTTTTTTACATGGAATGGTACTACATCAGGAGACATTGTAACAGCGCCTGGATTATGGTCTTTGGATAATTTTGGTAATAAACTTATTGCAACTATATCAGGTGGAGAAACATTTGAGTGGGATTCTGATCCTACAACAGCCACAGAAACTAGAGCAACTATACTTGCTAATGCTCCAACCTCATCAGCTTTTAGTTTAGTATCAACTCCTGACAGACACTTAATATTTTTTGGAACAGAGACAACTATTGGAACTAAATCTACAAGAGATGAAATGTTTATTAGATTTTCTGATCAAGAAAATATTGATTCAACAACATCATATGCACCTTCAGCTACTAACACAGCAGGTACACAAAGACTAGCGGATGGATCTAAAATTGTAGGAGCAATTAGAGGTAGAGATGCAATTTATGTATGGACTGATACAGCTTTATTTATTATGAGATTTGTTGGTGCACCTTTTACTTTCTCGTTTCAACAAGTTGGTACAAACTGTGGATTGATTGGTAAAAATTCAGCAGTAGAGGTAGATGGTTCTGCTTATTGGATGTCAGAGAATGGTTTTTTTAGATACACAGGTAAACTAGAATCACTTGCATGTTTAGTAGAAGATCATGTTTACGATGATATTAATACAATTCCAAAACAACATATCAATGCAGGATTAAATAATTTGTTTGGTGAAATTATGTGGTTCTATCCAAATGCTGGATCAGGGACCGTGAACCGTATGGTCTGTTATAATTATCTTGATTCAACACCTGAAAGACCGGTGTGGACCGTAGGAACACTTGCAAGATCTGCATGGCAAGATTCTGCAGTATTTGGTCAACCGCACGCAACAGAATATAATCCAAGTAGTACAACAGCTTCAACAAATACTAATCATGTTATTGGTTGTACTGATGGCACATCAACATATTTTGAACACGAAAAAGGATTAGATCAAGTAAAAGAAGGAGCAACAAGTTCTATTACAGCAAACATACAATCTGGAGATTTTGATATAGGTCAAAACGGATTACAGGGCGATGGTGAATTTATGATGAAAATAAGAAGAGTCTTACCTGATTTTTTATCACAGACGGGTGATAGTGTTGTTACATTAAATTTAAAAGATTTTCCAAATGATACTGCAGCTAGTTCATCATTAGGTCCATTTACTGTATCATCAAGTACACAAAAAATTGATACACGAGCAAGAGCTAGATCGATTGCATTAAAAGTATCTAATAGTAGTACCACTCAGTTTTGGAAACTAGGTACATTTAGATTAGACATACAACCGGATGGTAGAAGATAATGGCTAGAATTGTACAATCACTTACACAACCTACAAAAGATTATGACGAACAGATACAACAATCATTGGTAAGAGATATAGATAGTATCGTGCAAAAATTAAATACAACATTCCAACAAGATATAAAAGAAGAAGCAGAAGCGGAGGCATATTACTTTGGCTAATACATTTGTAAATAAAAAAGTAGATTTAACAACAACTAGTGCTACAACATTATATACAGTACCATCTGCTACAACTGCTATTATAAAATCTATATTAGTATCTGAAGACTCAGGTAACGCTGATACATTGACAATAACTATTACAGATACGGCAGACGCTGTATTTAGTGTATTTAAAACAAAAGCAGTTAGTGCTAATGCAACGGTAGAATTACTTACAGCACCTCTAGTAATGGAAGAGAGTGAAGTATTAAAAGTAACAGCAGCTACAGCAAATAGGTTACATGTGGTGTTATCTTCCCTTGAAGTTAAGAAAAGAACAGTTACAACATAGCTTGATTTACCTGACAAAAACAGGTAATGTAAGAAACCCCAGGTTAAATTCCTGCTTTTAAAATTAACTTAAAAAATTATATGAAAACAGGATTAGAATCATTAGATGTTGGAGCGCCTGAAATTACCTATTCAGGTAATCAAGGACCTAAATCACCACAAGAAGATCAGCAAAAAATGGCTGAGTTTCAAATGCAAGAATACATGGAAGAGTTTGAAAGTGTGTTTCCTGAGATGAAAAATCAAAGAGGAACACCTGAGTACGACAGAGATTTAAAAGAATATTTTCAAGGACTAGCATCTAAACAAAGTGGTGGTATTGGTGATATGGCCATGAAGTCTGGTCTAATAGACGAATATAGAAATTATAAAATGGGTCAAGAAGAAGCTGGTGAACAATTTATGTCACCAAGAGATTATTACAGATCACAAGAACAAGATAGAATGGGTGCTGCCGGTGGTGGAGTCATGCAACTTGTTAAAGAAAACGAAGATGGTTCAAGACCAGGTTATCGTGGTTCTGATTACGGAGATCAAGCTGCAGGTAGAGGTGCTTATAGTGGAGGACCTACAGGTGGTGATAATTTTAATGCTGGTAATACTGGGGGTCCTGCTGATGACAGAGGCAGTGATAGACAAAATTATAATACAGCAATAGCTACAGGTCAAAACCCATTAGGGTTAGACCTTGATAAAGGTCCACCTGATTTAACACCTCAAGAAAAAGAATTTGTAAAAACTAATGCTTCATTTTTAGACAAAACAAAAACTAAACTTACGCAAGGTTCATTAAATAGAAACAAAGTTGCAGCCATAAGAAAAATGGGTCTTATGAAAAAAGGTTTACCTGGTATGTATGGCGCACTTATAAGTGGTATAACGGGTAAAGTTCCAAAAAATTTAGAAAATTTAACTGAAGAAGAATTAACAGAATTAGCTTTTGAAGTTCAAAAATTTAACGATGCAGGAGGACCAATAAATCAAGCGACATACAACCCTAATTTAAACCCAACTAAAAAAGGAAGTGGTTCTGAATTATTGGGTAGAGTGTTTGAAGGTCAAAATCTTTTAGATAATGATTTAATGACTCAAAGTAAATATGAAGAATTATTTCCTGGACCTACTGTTTCTACAGGCGGCGATGGTCAACCAATAATTTTACCTTACCCAACAACAACTGGTATGACAACAGCGGATGCAGACTCAGAAGATTTAGGAACAGAATTTACATCACAGTTTACAAGTAGAGATTTAACTGATGCAGACAAAGAACGTATTAGTAACATTGGTGGTAAATCTATTTTCTTAGCAGACGGCGGCATG